ACTGCTCCTACTATTCCGCAGAGTTATTCAAAGGGTAATAGAAGTAATGTTATGGGACCTGGTAAGATGAAGAGTCAGCTTGAGTTCCATCGTTATAGTAAAGAGATTGCTGGTAATCTGTCTAATCAGATTGTTACTTATGAGTTTAAGACAAAGGGTGGTGGTACTACTAATCTTTGGATTAACGAAGAGATGCGTCAGCATGATATTACTCTTCGTGTAATGGATGAAGAACGTTTATGGTATGCTGAATATAACCGTAATGAAGAAGGTGTTATTACTCTTGTAGATCCTGATAATGGACAGCCTATTCCTCATACAGCAGGTATGCAGCAGATTTGTCGTGAGGCTAACTATGAAACTTACGGTGAATTTTTAACTATTAACAAGATTGAGCGTTCAATAGGTGATATTCTTGACAAGCAGACTGATAGTGGTACAATGGAAGTTGTACTTGCTGCTGGTAAGGGTTTCATGGCAGACTTTGATGAAGCTATTCGTAATGATGCTCGTGCTGAAGGTTTTGCTACTCCTCTTGGTGATAAGATGATTGAAGATTACAATGGTGGTCTTTCATATGGTAAGTATTTCCGTAGATATAAGACTATTGACGGTCATATTATTACTGTAAAGCATCTTGCTATGGCTGATAAGGGTACAAACGCTGAAATGGATCGTGCTAATGGTAATGTACATCCTCGTACTGGACTTCCTATGAGTTCTCATCAGGCATTTATGATTGACCTTTCAACTTATGAAGGTGTTCGTAATGTTCGTAAGGTTCGTCAGAAAGGTCAGATTTATCATCAAGGTGTTATTAAAGGTCTGACTCCTATACCTGCTAGTTGGGGTGCTGTTCCTACTAATAGCTTAGCTACTGAAGTTGATGCTTCACGCTATGAAATTAAGAATAGCTATGGTCTGCAAGTTAATAATGCAGAGAAGATGATGCAAATTAAGTGTGTTATGTAATTTAAAACATATATAGAATTATGGGTCCAACTGTAAATACTCCAAGTAATCCTGGTACAGGAAGTAGTATTAATACTACACATAAAGAAGATAATGAAGTTAAACAGAATCAGGAACAAACTATTTCTACTTCTAAGAAATATACTGAAGAAGAATTAAATGCTCCTTATACTGATGAAAGAAAAATAACAATAAAGCCTGTTCAATATTTTTCTGCTTATCGTCAAGTTAATAAACACGTTCTCGGTAATAAGAAACAAGTAATAGGTAGTTCTATTAAAAGTTCTAGAGTATTAAGCTCTAATAAAGGTGAAATTGAATCATATTTTCCTGAACTTGTAGGATTATCTCCTTCGCATCCAGATTTTATAAGTCGTGTTAAGGGTTATCTTAATAACATACAATTTACTGTAAATAATATCGGTTCTACTATTGATTGTTCTTTTAGATATGATCATCTTAAAGATTATCTTAAAATAAAAGAACAAGAAGATAAACTGATTGCTGAAAGAAATACTGCTAATAGAAATGACACATCAGCTTTAGCTAAAGCTGTTGAACTTTGGGCAGATAAACTTAATGAACTTGAAGGAACTAAATATCAATTTGGTAGACCTTTAAACATTAATGAATATATTCTTTATAGACATTGTTTACTTTATAAGGATGTTGCTAAAGACATTTCTCTTATTAATGCAGACAATTCTATTAGATTCTACATTGAGGATAATGAAAGAGAAGCTGAACGTAAGAAGAAGATTATAGAGGAGAAAAAGTTAGCTATGCGTAACTTTGTTGCTCTTGATGGTAGTGATAGTAAACGTGAGGCTGTATATATTCAAGTACTTATTCAGAATGGTGAGAATTTAGGTTATGCTCTTAATAGAACTAAGGAAGAAAAATATGACATACTTATGAAGTTTGTCAATGAATATCCTGATAAGTTCAATAAGATGTATAATGATAAGAATGTTGAATTGAAGTCATTTATTGAGCAACTTGTTCTTAGAGGTGAGTTAGTAAGAGCCGAACATAATCAAATGCTTTCTACTGCTGAAGGTAAATTTATTGGTAATAATGTAACAGAAGCTGTTGCTTATTTCAATAATCCTGATAATAAAGGAGAATTAGAAAGCTATAAGAATAAACTTAATAAAGCATAATATATACTTGTTATGAATATTTCTGAAATGCACGTTTGGTTTCGTCAGTATGCTCAACAAATGGGTATGCAAAACGTTCGTGCAATACTTCCAGAACAAATAGATTTACTAATAAATACAAGTATTAATGATGTTGTTAATAAAATAATTGGTGAAAATATTTCTAATCGTAATGATAGGGTAATAACAGATAATTCTAAAATTGGTCAAATTAATTCTTTAAGAACTTTATATACAACTCTTGATATACAAGCAGGTACTGAAGTTCCTTATGTTAAAGGTAATAGTATCAAATTATCAGAATTAAAAAATAAACCTTATGTTTTATTACTTTCTGAATTAGAAGATTTTTTATATTTAGATGATTTTTGTATATCATATAATGTAAAAAATAATGATACTGAAAATTATACAGAAACTAAATTGTTTCCTATTAGAGTTATAGATAGAGCTTATTTGGCTGATACTTTACAGGATTATATATTATCTCCTAGATTTAGAAGTCCTATTGCTGCTGTTACTAATAGAAATGTAACAAAAGAAATAGTAGTTATAGATCCTCCAGGAAGTAAACCTCCTTATCATACTGTAGAAAAAACTGCCGTTGAAGAAGTTTTGGATATTTATGTAGGTGAAAATGAATTACATTCTAATTTACTCAATAAAATGGAAATTAGTAAAATAGAATGTTCTGTTATTAAGAAACCTGCTAAAGTAAAATATGTAAGTGATATCAATGGAGAAAACGTTGATTGTGATTTACCTGAAACATTACATTATGATATATTAAAGCACGCAGTTGATTTATATAGAATCTCAATAGCTGGAAGTATAGCTGCTGCTCAAGGGCAAGCACAAAATCAAGCTAGAGAAAATATAAGAAATAACATCAGAGAAGAATAACAATTTAATATTTAAACAATGAAACAATTACTTATAGTTAATAGTGCTAAGGCACTTGATGCAGGTCTTACTTCACACAAAGTAAATGATCTTTCTGGTCTTGAAGCTGGTGCTATAACATTTTTTGAACTTGGTTCTGACACTGCTTTAAGTGCAGCTCCTGCTAAGAATTTTGCTATAGCTCTTGGTATGGGTGCAAAGAGTCCTGCCTTTGTAATTCCTGAGGTAGATATTGAAACATTAACTGTAAATGAAACTCTTCCTGCTAAGGGTGTTAAGTTTAAGGTTGAGTTTACAGCTCCTGCAGGTACTGCAAAGAAAGATTATACTCTTATTTTTGCAAAGAAAGATACTGTTCCTAATCAGCGTAATAAATTTACTATTACAGTTTCTGTAGGTTCATCTAATCTTACTGCTGCTCAGCTTGCTGCTAAATTTGTAGAGGCTGTTAATTCAAAAGCAAACGAAATGTTTGACTTTACTGCTTCTGCAGTTAGTGATGCAGTTACTATTGAGTGCAATAATATGGGTGAACTTTGGAATGCTGTTGCAGCTGATCAGCTTGAAGGTACTTCTCTTACTATTACTCAAGGTGAACCTGAAATTGGTGGTGTAGCTTTTATTAAGAATTTAGCTTCACAATGTGCAGCTGGTAAAGGCTTTAATTACACTGCTGAAAATGCTCACGAACTTTATCCTGGTTATCCTGAAGCTGTTGAAGCATTAGTTCCTGATGCTGTTAGTGGTTCTTGCACTGAGGGTTATTCTGTATTCAATCTTCATTTTGCTACTAAGAGAGATTTTGGTAAGCAAATGGATGAAAGAGTATGGCAGAATGTTCATATTGCAGTTCCTATCACTAATGCAAGTTATAGTGATATTCAGGCTATTTTGAGTGGTGCTAGTAAATATCTTACTAAGGCTGTAGCTGATGCTTCATACGAACCTAAACTTTAATAATTAAGT